TGTACAAATTTTTTTTTATTCCTCGCTCCTCCTAAAATTAAAGCCACCGCGATCTATATATAGCCGTTGAGTCACTCAAGAGGGCCTCAAAAAGAGGCCCGGTCATCTTCTAAAAACCTGGAACGAGCATACATGCTCTTAAGCTGGTTTTGCAGTAAAACGAAATCCACCGCTGAAAACAGGTTCTCAGTACCGCCTACGACAATTTTTTTTTATTTACCACTTGCAATTATTCTAATTATATTCTAAGGTGAAGACATGAAAAATCACCAAAGGTATCACCATGCCGTTTAGAGGGACTCCGGCCCCTGGAGGATATCGCCCCAATGCTGGCCGTAAGCCTAAAGAAGCTAGCCAGCTTCGTACAATCCTTGAGGGTCGATTTAAGGATGCCGAAAATGCTTTTCAGTTCAATGTAGATCTGATGAACGATCCAAAAGAAAGTAAAGCGTTAAGGCAAGTGGCGTCGATCGAAGTGATGAACAGGGTTATCGGAAAGCCTAGACAATCACTAGAGCATTCAGGCCCCGATGGCGGGAACATTTTGTTTCAGATTGTGAAGTATGAGTGAGCAGAAGAAGATAAGAATCCCTTTCAATTACACCCCGAGAAGTTATCAGCTCCCATTATTAAAGGCGATTGATTCAGGAATCAAGAGGGCCGTTTGGGTCACTCATCGCCGCTCCGGAAAAGATAAAACTTGCATAAATTTGATAATTAAGAAGATGCTAGAGCGCGTCGGAGTCTACTACTACATTTTCCCTACTTACTCACAAGCGAACAAAGTTATCTGGAACGGCATAGATGGCCAGGGAATGCGGTTCCTAGACCATTTCCCGCCTGAATTGATAGATGGCAAGCCGAACGACACTGAGATGCGTATAAAGCTCCGAAATGGGTCTCTCTTCCAAATGATCGGGTCCGATAATGTAGATAGCATTGTCGGCACGAATCCCGTTGGCGTTGTGTTTTCCGAATATGCTCTCCAAGATCCTACCGCGTGGGGGTTCATTCGTCCGATCCTTGCGGAGAATGGAGGATGGGCCATTTTTGTAGGGACTGTCCGAGGTGAAAATCATTTCTATGATATCTACGAGATGGCGCGCAATGACCCTAAAAATTGGTTTTGTAGGATGGACAAGGCGTCAGAAACGATGGTCATCCCACAGGATATCCTAGATCAAGAGCGTCAAGAGATTATCCGGTTATACGGAAATGATGCCCTTTACATGCAAGAGTATGAATGTAACTTCTCGGTCCCTATCTCTGGGGCCTATTACGCTGACAATATTGGTAAAGCATATCGAGATGGCCGGATTGGTCATGTTCCGCACGAGGAGAGATTGTCTGTCGATACTTGGTGGGACCTTGGGATTAACGACAAGATGGCCATATGGTTCACACAATCGGTGGGCCAGGAGATCCGGGCGATTGACTACTACGAAGGGAGTGGTCAAGGGCTCCCTCACTATATCCAGAAGATCAAAGAGAAGGGGTATATCTTCGGACGTCACACGGCCCCGCATGACATTGAGGTCCGGGAACTAACGAACGGGCGGAGTAGGAGGGACACTGCCAGGGACCTAGGTATAGATTTCCACGTATGCCCAAAACTATTGGTAATAGATGGGATTGAGGCAGTTAGAGGGATATTCCCCCGGATGTGGTTCGATAAAGAGAAATGTAAGGAAGGGTTAAACGCCCTCAAGAACTATCGGAAGACCTTCGATGAGAAGCGGAAGACGTATAGCAATACGCCTTACCATGATTGGTCCTCAAATGGATGTTTTACCGCCGACACAGAGATATTGACGCGTTACGGAATATATCGGATAATTGACCTTCCTAAAACAGGGGAGATCTTAACACCATGGGGATGGAAGACGTACGAGAATCCGAGAATAACAAAGAGAAATGCCAAGCTTGTGGAAGTGAGGTTCAAAGGCGGGTATACGGTGAGATGTACGCCGGATCATTTATTCTTAACGGAAACCGGGTGGAAATCCGCCGAAAGCCTAGAGCCGGGTTCATCGGTCCAGTCCGCCTTGACCACATTACGTGGTATTTCGATGGCGGTTTATACCGGACTTGGCCGAGCCAGAGATACTATTCGAGAGGTGGTAGATTACTCCACCGAGACGTTTGGCGGGATGCTTTTGGGACTATTCCAGAAGGTACGCACATACACCACAGGGACAGGGACATTAACAACAATTCCATTGAAAATCTCGAATGTATCCCTGAGAGTATCCACCTTAGCGAAGAAATGGCAGACAGACATAAGCGCGGGATATTTTCAAAGTTCAATGATAAAGCCAGAGACGCGGCCACCACTTGGCACAAGTCTGATGCTGGGAGACTTTGGCACAGACGGCATGCGAAACGTCAAAAGGCATGGACAAAATGGAAGAGAGTTGAAAAACCTTGTGTGTTTTGTGGCAAGCTCATTATGGCGTTGGTTAGACAAGGGAAGATCAATCAAAAGTATTGCTCCGAAATTTGCAAAGCTAAGGATTATAGAAAACGTCGTGACACTAACAGAAAATGCTGACGTATGGGATTTGACTGTACCTGATGGACATTGTTTTAGTTTGAAGAATGGGGCGGTTGTTCATAACTCGGACGCATTTCGTACAATGGCCCAAGCTATTGAGCTTGACTATAAGTCACCTGAAGCTAAGCCTGACAGGTATTCGTTATCGTATACCAGGAAGAGTAACGGACCCCCGGCCTACGCTGGGATATTGGGGTAATATATGCTTAGAGAAACCGAGATAAAAGCGCAGATATCGAATAACAGGAAACGCCTAGATTTGGCGATGTCGCAGTTCGAGTTCCTAGAATCGCGTCAAAGGGCCTTGGAGCATGTTTTAGGCGATCTAAATTTCCTGGACAGGTTAATGCTCTTTTTCGGATCTAAGGGCTTAAAAGAACTTGTAGACGCTAAGCATCAAGAGCTATACAATGAGATCAAGGCGAACCGGGAAGAGATGGTAAAGAAGCTGGTCGCGGAAAGTAAAAAGCCTAAATTGATAGTTCCCCAGGGGATGAACGGAAATGGCTAAGAAGAAAGAAAAAGAATTGACTACAGATAAATCTCTGAACGATCTACGGGACGCTTATCGGTTCAAGAGCAAGCTATTGAAAAGACAATATGATGATTTCCTTTTTGCTTTAGGTAAACAGTGGACTGATGAAGAGATGACGGAGTTGGAGAAGGCAAAGATAAAGCCGATTACGGATAATCGAATTGCTCCGAACATCTACCTATTGACAGGACTAGAAAGACAGAATAGATCTGATTTTAAGGCGTTTCCTGAGGGTGAAGAGGACGGATTAAAGGCGGAAATAGCAAGCGCATTGTTCAAGAAGTCTATTACGATGTCAAAGTTTTCTGATAAGTCGAGTGAGCAGTTTAAGGACGGGATTACGTGCGGGGAAGCGCATTTGGAGCTATACCTAGACGAGAGCATCAATTTTATCAATAGTCGCCCTTGCTGGAAGAAGTTAGACGCGAAACAGGTGATACCGGATCCGTCGTCTAGGGAATATGACTATTCGGACGCTAAATACCTCTATAAGATCACGTATGGAATTAATAAAGATGATCTTAAGACGTTGTACCCTGAGAAAGAGGAAGAGATTGACCAGATAGTTAACGGGGTTCTTGATTTGGGATTGGTTACTAATGGAGAAGAAAAGAGCGTCCAGGCTCGTGATTATCCTATGGCCGGACAAGATGGAAGCGATGATGAAATGGTAGAGGATGATGACGATGACTTGGTTGATTTGGTTGAGCGGTATTATAGGAAATTCGTCAAACAGTATTATATTTGTGATAAGAAAACAGGTGTAATTAAACAGGCAAAGGATGAAGAAACGGCGAAACAGTTCATTATTGGGTACCAAGACACGTTGATCCAAAATGAGCAAGCCTACGCGATTAAGAAACAGCAGAACGATATGGCCCGGATGCAAGGCCAACAAGTTGAAGATCCGTTGCCTCCTCCTGACGGGGACCCTGATAGATATTTCATTAAGGCAAAGATGACGCCTGAAATATGGGTCTTTGCGCATGTTCCAGGCATGGAAGAGCCATTGGCTGACGAAAGGGCATGGTTTTTCCCTAAATGGAAGAGTTACCCTATTATGCCGTATTATGCCCGGTTCAGTTCCGCGCCAATCAAGGGAGATGATAGACACTATTTGGTTCAAGGGTTGGCATATTCTGCGAAAGATGGGCAACAGAGACATAATAGATCGTTAGTTTTGACGCATAGACATTTGAACAGTTCGGCAAACTCTGGGTGGCTTGCTCCGAAGGACGTATGGGTAAATCCTGAAGAGGTAAGGAATTTCGGATCTACGCCTGGGGTGAACCTAGAATATAACCCGCAGATTGGAAAGCCTGAACGGATTACTCCGGCCCCGTTGTCAAACGCGCATATGACGATGGCTGAACAAGCGGTAGATTCTATTCGTGGGGCGTTGGGGATCAACGCGGACTTGTTGGCGGCGCAACAGGGCGGGACAGATTCTGGACGCGCGATTGCGTTGAGACAGAAACAAGGGTTGTTGATGGTCCAGGAGCTTTATGACAATTTGAGCCGGACGAGGGTCAATTGCGGAAAGTTCATCCTGTCACAGTTGGGCAGGATCTTTGACACTGAGACGGCTAAGAAGATATTGGGCGATGCGTTCTTAAAGAAGAACTTCCCGCCGTTGATGCTGATGAATCCTGACACGGGACAACAAGAGCCTATGATTGGGGAAGACGGTCAACAGA